GGGTGGGCTTAGTCATCGAGGCGGATGACGCGGAAGGATGCGTCGGGCCAGAGATCGTGAAGGTCGGCAGCGAGGCGGATTGCGTGTTCGTGCTGTTGGAACGCATTGGCTTCAGGGTTGAGTGGTGTATTGAGGAGGGGGAAGGTGGATGACCAGCCGGTGGCGGTGAGGGATTGGATGGCGTAGGTCATGGCTGTGCGGTGCAGGCAACAAGTTCGATGCCGGGGTGATGACGGAGGAACGCTTCGGAGACTTGCTCTGCGGACCAGGAGGAATCAGCGCAGAGGGTTTCAGCGATGGGGGTCATCTCGTAGCCCTTGCGTCGGATGGCGCAGTCGAGGGCGGAGAAGTAGGTGACGAGGAAGGTCATGGCGTGGGCCTCCAGCCGTTGCGGTAGGCGAGTTCGATCAGGTACTGCCGGGAATGGCTGAAGTAGTTGATGGCGCGGTCTTCGAGGAATTCGATGGCGGATTCCTCGTGAAGGTCGGAGGTGATTGCCTCACGCAGGAGGCGCTGCAGCTCTCGCAGCTCGCTAGCGCTAGTCATGTCCACGGGAAGGAAGGGGTTTCCATGCCAGGAGTGAGCTGCACGGTGTAGGGGATGCCTTCGGCCTGGAACGCTTCGTGCAGGTCGTCAGCGTCGTGCTGGTGGCTCCAGTCAGAGCGGCGGGCATTGGTGAAGATCACGCGTTCTGCCTCCCAGGTCTTGCTGGGTGGGGTATCGGGCAGGACGGTGCAGAGCGGATGCTGCATGGGTTGGTTGCGGTGGGGTCGCCCCCGTGACTTGAAGGTAGCCTAGGCGTCGCTAGCCGTCAAGCGGTGTTGCACAGATGAGGTGCCGGGCCTCCGATGGGCCGCATACCCAGCCTTGATTCCCCTTGCGGGTGTTGTATTCAGGCCGACCCGGCAGGTTCATGGTGCCATGAGCAGCCGATCGGGCGGGCTAGGTGCCGCTAATGAGCGGCTAGAAGGGGCGGAAGCGCTCGGCATAGATCTCGCACACGTCCAGCCAGGCCTGCAGGCACTCGTCGGCAGTGTGCGTCTCGATGGTGAGGCTGCCGGGGCGGCTCCAGAGCGTGAGGCACCGACTAAAAAACAGGCCGTAGTGATCACCGATCATTTCCACGCCAGCGCCGAGCTGGGGCTTGGTGTCGTAGGGCGAGGCTGATTTGCTGCCTTGGGTCTTGAGGTCAGCGATGGCATAGGTGCCATCGGGGAGTTTGAGCACGAGGTCGGCGGTGCCGGCGACGTTGCGGCGCAGGCTGTAGGCCATGACTTCGGCACCGACCACCTGCACTTGGTTCCAGAGCGGATGGTCGAGCAGCGGTTTGACCCATGGCTCGTAGTCACCAAGGGGCGGCGCCGACAGGCCAGAGGGCGGGTTCGGGTTCCAGCGATGGTGGGCAAACGCTTCCAGGGTCTGGTGGATGAGGTTCCCGCGTGGCTCCCAGATGTGCTTGCTCGCCATGATCGCCTCGATCTGTTTCGAGCTTTTGGTCACCGACGAGATCAGACCCGTAACGCTCACCGGGAACTGGTGGCCATTGGAGAGGCTGTAGGTCCACGTGCTGCTGTCCCTCGTTAGGCCTAGTGGCTGCAGCCACGTCAAAGTCGCGTGGGTTGATGGGCTGGACGACTTCTGCGTTGTTGCGGGAGCGGAGAGGATTGACATAAAGAGGGTCGGGAGTGAAGTCTGAGCCGAAGAACTTGGACTGACGCGCGTCGGCCAGTTGACGCAGGTAGTCAGGTGATGGGCTATCAAGATCATCGACTGTCCAAAGGCCACGGTTCAAACCGTGCTGCAGGACAGCTTGAACAGCTGAAAGGTCAATCGCTTTCTGCATATGCCATCTCACCTTCTCTACGTTGCTGGCGCATCCAGATCTGCTTATCTGAATAAATGTATGAGTCGCCAAACACTTCTACAAGCTGTCGCTCCCAAATGGAATCAGTCGCGGTGACGCGTCCTGCCTTGATGTCTTCCATATCAGCCTTAGCACGCGCCAAAGCCTCTGGTGGAGCGTAACCAAGCTTTAACCAGTATATGTAAATAGCCCGAAGACAACGTGCACGGGCAGCTTGTCGCATATATGTCTTCTGCTTTTTCGGGGGTGGCAGCTCGTCAATCCCAATGATCCGGCTCTTATCACGTTCTTCGCTAAGGATGTATGCGGTCAACCCCTGTTCAGCCAGCCATTCACGAGCAGGCCCAAGGTTGGCTAAGTGATTCTTGACAAAGACCCACCTTACATCCGCGTAGTTCTTCAAGTGATCTTGTGTTCGCTTCATTAGCTGTGGCCTTGTAATAGGAGACCGTTGAACCTCTACGGCCACCAAGCCCACGCACCTGTCAAATGGGATAACCCTCGATCCGTCATCAAGCTGTGATTGAAGTTGTTGCGACTCACTAGGGCTAGCCGTCCACAAGACACTGATGTCTGGCTCTCGCCATGACTCGTCCTTTTCGTAGCGTGCCATCACGCTGACAACGTGCTGCGGTTCGCGCGGCCCGTTTAGAAGCCAATTGCGGTTTGAAGACGCAATCCATCGGCAGTATTCATGATGAATTGAGGCGCTGCTTTCGCATGGCCGCTCGATACGGTTCCCCTGCTCATCAAGAAGAGGCTCTGGATGCCAAAAAGCAGGGCGAAATGCGACCAGCTCTTCTTTGTATCCGCCAAGACTGTAATCAATCTGACGCCTGTAACCACCGCGTCTAAATGAGCTGTCAGCGGAAAGGCCAGATAACCCACCAGCGATTGCCGCGATTGAGGAAAGCCCTCTGCTCTGCATCAGACATTCAGCGCAACAGTACTGCAAAGGCCTGTCCGCGTATTTACGCTCTACTTCTTCACGTGGTCTTTCTGCAAGTTCCTGAACCAGGTCAATCAACTTGCCAGTACCCATATCAATTGCGAGCGTTCCCATCAGATAACCCCTTGCAGCACAGGGTTGATCGCCGCTGGCTCTGGAGGCAGCACGGGCTGACCTGGCAGCGGTTGAGGGTTGAAGACGTTGGGCCGGCTCATCCGCTCGGGCAGGTCGGCCTTTAAGCCCCATGCGACGTTGGCGCGGCCGTTCTCGTTGCGGAACACGTAGTTCAGCAGCTGCAAGTCGAGCGGTACGTCATCCGGTGGTGCCGGATCCAGCCGGCGCTGGCCGGCGGCATATAGCCACACCTCACGGGTCAGCTCTGCTTTGGCCTTCTCAGGGAAGGTCATCCACGCCAAGGCCATGGCCGTTGAGTCCCATGGCTTGAAGCGAGGCAGCGTGCGGCTCAAGGCCTGCAGCACGTCCGCAAACTCCTGTTCAGTGATCATGCGGCCTCCTGTGCGGTGGAGCTGAACATGGCCAGGAACTTCTCGCGCTCGATCCGGTCGCGGGTGATCGAGTCCACATAGCCCCCAGCCTGCTGCGAGCTAGCCCTAGGCGCAGGTGGTTCAAAAACATCGCCCCAGCCGCTCGCTATGGCCCGCTCAAGGGCCTCGCGACGCTGCTCAGGGGTCCACCCACGCAGCTTGCCGCAAACGCGGTTCCAGACGCCCTCAGAGCGCACGCCCTTCTTGACCGCCCACCACTCCGGCAGCAGCTGCTGGCAATCGAGCAGGTCAACAGGCACCAGATCAGCGCTGATGGCCTTGGCCTTGTAGTGGTCCGCTCCGCGCGCGCGCACGCGCGTATTTGTTTTAAAGGCTGTTGGTTTTAATTCTTCTTCTATAGGTTCTTCTATAGAAGAAGAATTAGTGGGAGCCCCGGCTGCGCTCGTGGCTCCCAGAGTAACAGCCTTGTCAAGCTGGCTAGCTAGCAGCAGGCAGATAAAGCCCTTCCTGTCTAGGAAGTTGGGCTTTGCGGCATCGATGCGATCCAGGAGGTCCGCTGGAATCGTGAAATTGAGCTGCGGCACGTCGGGTAGTTATGCGGTAGTCGTGCTGCAACCGTGAAGCGTTCCGCCCTAGCTGTGCGGTAGCTCTCGGCTACGGGGAGAAACTAGCGGCTGCTAGCCGCTGCCGCAAGCCTGCAGCGCCCTAGCCGTTGGGTCCCATGGATCCCGAGCCCCTACTGGTGGTGTGCAGCCATGAAAAAGCCCCGCTCGGGGGCGGGGCATCAAGCGGCTTTGTCGGGCCAGCGCTTCTGGATCAGTGGCCGGCCCTCCATGGCATCGAGAGCGGTTTCTAGGAGGTGGGCGGCTAGGTTGCTGGTGCTGCGGCCTTGCTCGTCGCTGTGCCGCTGCAGGCGCTCCATCACGCCTTGGCTGACGGTGACGGATACGCGGCGCGGCTTGCGCATGTACAGGCGTACGGGTGGGTTCGTTGCGGACATCGGTTGACTCCGTGGCGTTAGTCCAGCATCGGGACTAGCGGGTACTAAGAAGCTAAGGCTTCCTTGCATGGGAGCCAACCGGTTAGCCGCACATCTGCGTCACTCGTCCATGGCAGCCTGCGCTTCTGCTAAGGCCTGCAGCGCCCCGTGCAGGTGCTGCTCCAGCCGGATCAGGTACGGCTGCAGCTCGTCGGGCAGCTCGTAAAACGAGCGGTCAAAGGCCAGCAGATCGAGGGCTGCTTTGACAGCGGCGCCGAGGTTGGCATCATGGGCGCCTTCTGCCGACAGCCAGTTCTGCAGCTCGGTGCTGCTCATGCGCTGCGGGGAGAGAGGGGAGAGCGTAGTCATCACGCGGGTTCTCGGGTCTGGAGTGGCGCCGACCTCATTCATAAGAGGTTGGCTTCCTACCAGAGTAGCCTAGGCTCGGGTCATGAGGACGGCCCTGTACGCACGGGTGTCCACCGGCAGCGAGGAACAGGAACAGGCCTTGCAGCAACAGCTGTCTCGGCTCCGTCAAGCGGCTGGCGACCACCCGACCACCGAATACATCGACATCGCCAGCGGCAGCCGCGACGACCGGCCGCAGCTCCAGGCCATGCTCAAGGCCTGCCGCAGCGGTCAGCTTGATCGGGTCATCGTCACCCGGCTTGATCGCATGAGCCGCAGCGCCTCGCACGGCGCCCAGCTGCTCACCTATTTCTCTGCGCCGGATACGCCCAGCCTGCTGGCACTGGACGACAGCCTGGACTTGGCCACGATCGGCGGCCGGCTGGTGGCGCGGATGCTGATCAACCTGGCCCAGTCGGAAACTGAGCGGCTGAGCGAACGGATCATTCACGGCAAGCAGCACCAGCGCAATCAAGGCAAACCGTTTGGCCCTTACCCGCCCTACGGCTACCGCTGGAACGCCGATCGCAGCAACTACGAGCTGGACCCCGAAACAGCACCGCTGGCCCGCGCCATCGTCGAGCACTTCCTGCAGACGCAACGGCTGCGGGAGACGTTGGCCTTTGCACGGCAACAACTGCGCTGCCCATGGCGCAGCACGGCAGGGTTGTCTACCTGGCTGATGAACCCGTCGCTGATCGGGAGCCGTTGCTACGGCAAGACCGAACTGGTGCGCGATGAGCAAGGGCAGCTGAAGCGCCGTTCACGGCCCTTCGGCACCTACGCGCAGGTGATCCCCGACTGCCATGAGCCGTTAATCACCCAACAGCAACACCTTGAGATCCGTGCGGTCTTCAGCGACAACGCCAACCGCAAGCGAGCCGGCCTGCGGACCAAGCGGGTGCGCGAGCTGACCGGGCTGGTCAAATGCGGGCACTGCCAGCACACGATGAGCTACGCGTTCTGGCGCAAGGGTGCGGTGCCGGTTCTGCAATGCACCCATGCAGCGTGCAGCTGGGGCCGGCGCAACCGGATTAAGGCCGAGGTGGTGTCAGCAGCAGTGTGGCAGATGCTGCAGGCCAACTGGCAGGTGCTGGAGATGGTCGAGACCGGCCATGCGGCTAGGGCTGGCAAGCGCTGCAGCGAGGTGGACCGGTTGCTAGCGACCATCCGTCAGTTGCAGGAGCTGAACGACCCGGATCTGAGCGAGGTGATCCAGCGCAAGCTCAAGCGGCTGGAGGTGCTCATGCAGGACGTTACCAAGCGGGAGCTGCCGTGGGATATGGGCGAGCTGCGGCAGGCACTGACGGATGAGCGGTTCTGGGAGGTGGCGCGATCCGATGCGGCAGTTACGCGTCAGCTGTTCACCGATCTGGTGGAGCAGGTGGTGATTAAGGAGAAGGGTGTGGCAGGTGTGCAGCTGCGGGTTGGCGGTGATGGCGCTGCCGCTCCCTAGTGTTAGGCTCCCTTCTACCGACCCCTAACAGGATGGCATTGGACCGCTACGAGTTCCCCCCTCTTGAAACCCGCCAGCGCTTCGGCCGCACCCTGACCGCTTGGAGTCGCCGCAACGGCTGGATCCACGACACGTTGCACCTTTGGGGTGAGCAGGCCGGGTTTCCAGCCGTGCGAGACAGCAGCTTTAACCGCCTGCAGAACGCCAAGACCGAGCAGCCGTCACCGTTGACGTTCATCCAGTTGGCGATGGCCAACGCCCGCGTGGCCGCTGGTGACTATTCCGGTGTCGTTGATCGCAGCCTGAAGGATCGGCTGGAGGGCTCAACCCCGATCTGCACGCCGGAGGGCCAGCCATGGGGGGCGATGGAGTTCTTCGGCCACTTCGTTGGTGAGCTGGATGCACCGGAGTGGGCCAGCGGTCCTGACCCGCTCAGTGCCGAGCAGCTGCAGGAGCTATCAACGACGCAACAGCAGCGGTTTGAGGCGATTGCCGATGCCAAAGCCATCAGTCCAGCAGTGGCATGGCGGCAGCTGGAGTCGCATTGCACAGCCATGACCCCTTCCCAGCGGCAAGTGCTGCGTGACGTGCTGAGCGGCTGGCACGTCTGGGACAGCGGTGAATGGGAGGCATTGGCCACCGACGGCTCCGACCCGGTAGCCGATGCACTAGCCGCGTGGGAGAAAGGTTGACCGCTAGCGGAACCTAGCCTAGGCTGGTGGAGTGCCGCGCCGATGCGGCACCCGATACTCCGCACCCATGACCACCGACATCCCGAATCTGGGAGGGGTCATCACGCCCGATGACATCTCCACCAAAGGCACAGGCAGCTACGCAGCTGACTATGTGAACTGGGCGAAGATCGCCCATCTGCTGCATGTCCATGCACCTGGCTGGCAGTTCCAGCTGGTGCAGGACCCCTACGGCAGCCATGTTTGGAAAGCCCCCGATGGCACGGGTTATGTCGTCGGGTGCTTTGTCAACGGTGAGCAGCGCACGCCGGACTTTCCCCAGGCGTGCATGGACAACCGCAACAACCCGATCGCGGTTGATCGGATCACGGCCCGCACGCTGACCGACACGCATCGCCGTTGCCTCTGCACAGCGGCTGCGTTCACCTTTGGCTTGGGCTACGAGCTATGGGCACGGGTTGAGGTGGAAAACCCGATGCGTGACGACGAGCCGGCTAGTCCTAGCAAGCCGCAAGCTGTCAAGGCCGTGCCGGCCAAGAAGGCACCCGGCAACCCCGTACCCGGCGGCGATCGCCTGAGCGTTGCCGAAGTGCAGGATCTGGTGCAGGCCGTCGTGAAGCTGAGTGAAGAAAAGCGGGCCGGTGTTGTGGCTGCTTTCCAAGAACACTTTTGCCTGCCAGCGGACAAAAAGGCCGCTGACTACATCAAGACCGCCGCGCACCGCGACTTCCTGATGGCGCAGATCCATGCCGCAGCCGCCTGATGACCACATCCGACTTGCTCTCGCGCATGTATCCGCTGCCATCGAGGGCGTTGAAGCAACAGTCCACGAGGCTTATGCAGATGCTGCATACGATGCCCGCATCAGTGCCTACGGGAACATCTGCGCCCGCCGCGTCCTCCTGCAACGGGTCCGCGCCGATCTCACCCTCCTGCATCGCTCCGTATCTACACCGGGTGTGCTGGCTGCTGACCAGTCCTGATGGTCGCTACCTGCGGGACATCTGCGGCACCGTGCTGCACTGGGCGACTTCGCCGAATGCTGTGCCTGATGCCCAGCGTTATGCAACTTTTGCACGGGCAAAGTCGGTGTGGCTTCGCCTTCGTGAACTGTCGCTGCCTGAGGATGACGGCATAGCCATCAACCCGGTTGATTTCTATGCCCATCCTGCAACTCCATCACTCTGGTGTGCTCTCAATGACTAGCACTAGCCAGGCCAAACCGCGTCGGTACGCGCGGTCCACCCACAGCATCAAGGTCGGCACCCATCTCTGGCCCGATGTGCTGGAGCTAGTGCGCAAGCACGCCGAAGAACACCACCTCACCCCTAGCGGTGCGGTGCATGACTGCCTGCGTCGTTACTTCCAACTTCCCACCATCAACTGATCCATGGCTGATTTCCAACCCGCTCTGCCTGTGCCTGTGAAGTGGAGCACCGGCGAGAACCGCTACGACACCGCTGGCAAGCAACCGCGCAGCCTCTCGCTGTTTATTCCACGCGAGTCGGCCGTGGCCTTTGCCAACTACATCATGAACAGCGCTGACGACAATGAGAAGCAGCGCACTGGCAAGGTCTGGGACTACGAAAAGAAGGCCGAGGTGGAAGTGGAAGGCTTTTACATCAACGGCAAGGGCCGCGAGGGCAACGGCGGTGACTTTGGCACCATCAACCCGGCAGCCACGAACGCGGCACTGCCAGCCACGATGCCGTTCTGATGAAGCCTCAGCTGTTTAGCAGCTCCGGCGTCCGCATTGAGTCACGCCGCGATCACAACGGCCGTATCTATCTGGCATGGAAACCCCATGCCTCCATGTGGTTCAACGATCGCCGCAGCCTGCTTCGCTGGTTGGCATGGCCGATCAAAACACCCACCGGTGATGCCCTGCGCGCCTGGCTAGATGAGCTGGAATCCTCGGACAAGGGGGTCAAGCCCAAGGCCACAGAAGGCCTCAGCGCCGAGCACATTGCCACCGGCTTCGGGCCCGAGGTGCATGGCGTGGACGAGTCCGACCCCAACCATCAAACGCGCACCATCATCTGATGAATCCTTGCGATCCGATCGTTCAGCAGGCCCGTCAGGACCTGCTGGATCGTGCCTACGAGCTGAACGGTCGCAATAAACCTGACCACCCTTTGCATTGCCTCTACACCGCTCTGGCGAACACCACCATCTATGAGTGCCTCAACAAGCCCAACAATTGAAGACCTGCTGGCCGAATGGTGGCGGGACTCCTATCCCTACGCTGCCCCGATCAACAACCAGACCGCACTGCTGATGACGCAGTTTGCATCCTGGTTGCTCGCTCAGAAGTCCCGCGAACTTCACTCCTAAACCCATGGCCGGCACTGCCGGCCTTTTCCTTGTCCGCTCATGTCTGTCGGCTCCCTTGATTGGCTCCTCCAGCATTCGCACAACTACCCTCTGCTCACTGGCGAGCAGGAAATCATCTACAACCGCCACGTCCGGGAATGGCTAGCCCTGCGGGATAAGGCCAACCCGACCAAGCGTGAGCAGGCTGTGATCCGCCGTGGCAAACGGGCCTACGACCGCTTCTTCATGTCCAACATCCGTATGGTTGTTCACCTCGCTCAGCGCTACCGGCGCTTTGTTGGGGCATTGACGCTGGAGGACATGACGCAGGAAGGCCTGCTTGGCCTGGAGCGGGCCATCGTCAAGTTTGACGCTACTCGCGGCTACAAGTTCTCTACCTACGCCTTCAACTGGATAAGGCAGTCCATCAACCGCTCCATCAGCAGCAAGTCGCGCATGATCCGACTGCCGGACAATGCGATCCAGTCCATCAAGAAGGCCTTTGACTACATGAACGAGTACAAGCGGAAGCATGGGCACCGTCCGACGCTTGCACAGATTTCGGAGCACTGCAACATCAGTCAGCACACCCTGCGGGCATATATGCCGCACGGTGCGCCGGTGATCAGCTTGGATGAGCTGTGCTGCAATAACCGAGAGGATGCCTCAACCTTGCTAGAGCTGATCGCTGACGCGAACAACACCAATGAAGTGGATATGTTTGCTGAGCAGGTGGATCAGCTGCATGAGGCTATTGGCGGGCTGAATCCGATTGATCGTCACATCCTCGACAGCCTCTACTACGGCGTGGATGGCGCACCGATCAGCATGAGGCAGATTGCCAGCGAGGTGGGCATCACCCGTCAGGCAGTGGCCCAGCGGCACAATGCCACGCTGCGCCGTCTGCGCCTCAAGCTTGCTCAGAGAGGGCCGCTTGACACTCCAGCGCTGCAATGTGCTTAGTGGCAGCACGCAGAATCAAATCCTGCTGCATCGTCAGCTGACATAGCTTGAGCAGCATGTCTTGAGCTTCACCCAAGCTGTAGCAGGCAATCGCTCGCCGCTGGCGTTCCAGAGTGAGCAGGTGCTCAGGCCCCGGCTTGGGGACCATCCACTCACCCCAGGCCATACGGCTATCTAGAGGTACTCCGTAACTTGCCCGCGATGGTGGATCAGCCGCGTGTTGAGCTGATCCATACCATCAACGGCAAATTGTGGCGGGTGTGTGGGATGGGTTATTGCACGTTTCACGCGCAGCGATGGCAGGCGGTAGTGATGTTTGAGTGTTTGATGGTTGCAAAGGGCTTAAGCGGTCAGGATGCGACGGACGGTGGAGCGGGAGATCAGTAGGTGGTCAGCGATGCGCTGTTGTGTCCAGCCCTGACGGCGCAGGCGCTTGACGCGTTGCTCACGGCTCTCGCTCAGCCAGAGCACGACGCCCAGCAGGGCGACCAGTGGCAGCAGCAGCCACCAGAGGATGCAGGTGGTGGTCATTCGTCGTCCTCCGTGTCGAGGTAGTCGGCGATCAGATCAGCGAGGTGCTCGGGGAGGTTTCCATAGACCGCCAACTCGGCGAGGTCTTCTGGGTGTGCTTCCAGCGCGAGCACCAGCAGCCGCACGGCTGCGATGGTGTCGGGGTGCATGGTTTCAATGCTGTGGAATGCCGGTGGTGGGCGCTGCCCATCTCTTCCGACACGTACACACTACCGCACTAGCTAGCCAACGTCTACTGCTAGGTGGCTAGGCAGCCTCAGGGCCGTCGTCTGACTCGCGGGCCAGCCACTCACGGGCATAGCTCTCGCTGTAGCTCATGAACGTGATCTGATTCGCATAGGCGATCCACAGCACTGCACCGGTGTCGCGTTGCAGACGGATCAGGCCGGGGGCGATCTCAGTGCTGATGCCGTTCATGGGTTGGCAATGATGGCCCAGCCGTCGTTGCCCTCAACCATCCATCGAGGCCCCCAGTTCTTGCGGGAGTAGGCCAGGCCAGCGCCGCGAGTGCCGGCATAGCTGCCTTCGGCTACAAGCATTTCGCCGAATGGATCGTTGACGATCACAGCCGTGGGCGTGGTGCCGATGACGATCAGCCAGTGGCCACCACCCGATGGTGCGGTGCTTGGGCCATGGTGCAGAAACCCGCATGGCACCGGCACACCGCGTGCAATCTGCTGCTCTAGGTCTGCCCAGGTGCAGTTCTGGCGGAACTTGGCACTGATGCCGTAGTGAGCCAAGGCCTTGAGCTGTGCCTGCGCATCGGTGGTGTCGCCATACTTCAGCACCGTCTGGAGGTACTGGTCATCCGCGTTGGCTCCGCTGAGCTTCCCAGGCCGCAGGTAGGCCACGAGCATGGCGCAGCTGCTGCTGAAGCACATGCGGTTGGCTTGACCAGCCACCTGGCTGTCGTGCTGGCTGTAGTACGGCACCTTCAGCGGACCAAGCGCACCGCTCTGCTGCACAGGCACACGACCAGCGTTGCAGAACAGATCAATCTCGGCTTGCCGGCGCCGCTCTAATCCAGCCAGGACGGCCTCACCAGCATGGACCCACTTGGCCAGCTCCTGCCGCACCACGGTGCAGGGCTCCTCACCCTTCAGCAGCCGCTTGCGCAGTGTTGAGTCTTCAACTGCGGCCAGACCGACGTTGTAGGCAAAGCTGATCAGCGCAGCGATGCGATCCACGTGCCAACCACGGGCCAATGGCAGCAGCTGCAGCACACCTGGCCCAAACAACGTCTCCACATCGTTGACCAGCAACTCATCAGCCATGGCCTGGCTGATCTTGTCGCCCTTGCGCACCGGTGAATCCAGATAGCGCGTGGTGCCGTAGCCAATCGTCCACGGTGCGCCACCGGTCCCAGGATCTGGGTAGGCCTCCAGCTTGCAGCCCTCAAACGCTTTGATGATCTTCAGCGCGGGTGCCACCCAACCAGGTGGTGGCAGTGCCTTGGGTGGTGGATCAGCGCGGTACAGCTCCGCAAACTCATCAAGCTGATCAACAGTGAGCTGCCCTTCCAGCCAGTTCCAAGCTGCCAGCTGATGACTGAGAGCCTTGTAATGCTTGGCTGCATCAGCTAGGCGGATGCTGGTCAAAATCGGGCCTCCAGCTTGGCCAGCCGCTGCTCAATGCCATTGAGCCGTGGGTACAGCTCTTGGCGATCTTCTTTGATCTCGGCTCGCAGCAGGCTGACCTCACCAGCAATGTGTTCCACTGCGGTGGTCAACCGCACCACGGCTTTGCCGGCCTCATCGTCTCGGCGGATGAAACTGCCCACGCCGCTGGCGCCAATGGCCACGGCTGCACCGATCACGGCAGCTGCAATTTCAATCACCGGCGGCGCCCCCGACGCTTGTTCTGCTCACCGGCTTCCGTGATGCCCTTCAGGGCGCCCAGGATCAGCTGCACCCAGCCGTTGGCGCGGACGCCCGGCATCAACGACAGGATCTCAGATCCGGCGAGCAACGCTGCAGAGACGGCAGCAACGTCCTCGGCTGACGGTGGCGTCACACAGCGCAGGCGGCTGTGCCTAGGTTTCCGGCGCCCTAGTTGCTCCGCCTACTCCGCTGCAGGTGCCATGAACGCGTCGGAGGCTGCGTCGTACAGGTCGCCTACACCTGCGTACTTACCGCGGAAGTTTCCGTTGTAGCTCGTTTGTACCCACTGCGTCTCGGCACCAAACAGCGATTGACAAAACGCAATGCCGACCGCTTCCGACTCTTGGCCGTTGGCGTCTAGGCAGTCGTTGTTATGAACGACAACGACCTGCGTAACGATGCCTGCGTCGTTAAGCCTTGCAAAATGTGCCATTAGCCAGGAATTAGGAAGGTGCCGGAGGCAGTGTACTTATAGATGCGATAGCCAGGGTTGGATGTGGTATCAACCGCAGGGGAGCCTGTTGTTGTCGCCGCTTGAAAACTATCGGGATAACAGATGAGCACAATGCCGCTGCCGCCACTGCCTCCAGACTGGAATGTTGAGTCGGCACCACCTCCACCTCCACTACCTGAGTTGGCAGATGCTGATGTTGCAGATACTGTGATGCTTGCTCCATTTCCACCCGCTCCACTGCTGCCACTGTTGCCTCCATTGGCAACAGAGCTACTTCCGTCAGCACCACCTCCGCCGCCTGCACCATAAATCTGTTCAGTTGTAGTTCGGTATAGGTTAAAGTTGCTGAGGGTTGACAAACCGGTGCCCCCAGCTCCGCCAATCGAACCACCCGAGAGAATGCCAGCGCTTACACCCGCACCTCCCCCGCCACCACCGTTAGCTCCAGAATTTCCATTGCCGCCAGCATTCCCAAAGGATGTTATTACTGAAGCTGAGGTAGAGACCTTTAGTGCACTAGAAAACATCGGACTCGGCGGGTTGTAGCTGCCGCTTGTGGCACCACCTGAACCACCCATGTTTGCTGCTATCCGCCCATAACCTGTTGCCGTTACGGATGCGATATTGGCGCCACCACCACCGCCACCGCCATAGCAAACATAGTTGTCAACACAGCTCATCGTGCCATTTGAGCCTTGAGTATTAATAGCACTCGCTCCGGCTCCACCACCGCCGATAGTCACGGTGTAGGTGTAAGCGCTCAGCATCGGCACAAACCCGTAAAGCAACATACCCCCGGCACCACCACCCGCTCCGGTTGTACCACCACCACCGCCACCACCGCCACCGCCGACGACCAAGATTTGCGCAGGAACATCAAACTCAAAGACGTTGCCAGCGAGAAACTGAGAAAGCGTAGACATCAGATAATCCTCCAGCCGCGGGTGGCGTCAACGTAGTAATACGTGACGGAAATGTTGCCTGAGTCTATCGTCATGTTTTCAGCAAGTGACATGATGTTGGAGCCGTTGCGCGCCACCACGGTGTCCGTAAATGTGCCGGCGATGGACACCGTTGCTTCCCAGCCAGCCGAGGGCGTGGCAGGAAGCGTGATCGTCTGGCCTGATGCCGTAACCGTGCAACGCTCCAAGTTAGTCAGCGTTTTGCTGGTGGCAGTTGTGCTAATCGTGTAGAAGCTGTTGGCGACCAGTGCCCAGCCGGTGCCGTTCCACGTCCATGTTCTACCGCTGAACGTGTATGTCTGATTCAGTGTGGGACTTGAAGGAAAGTCGGCAGCCATGGTGGATTAGGCAAAGGAGCCGGTGGTGTCAGCAATCTGACGCACGGTGTAAAAGCTGCCGGCTTGTGGTGTCACCGAGCCGGCGCCGGCGGTCGCCTGCAACTTAAACGTGGTTGTAAGGTTGGTGATGACCACCACCTTGAACTCATACACCATATATGCGTTGTTGCTGATTGATCCGGTAGCGCTGAATGCAGCAGTTGTAGCGCCTCTAGAACCGGTGTAACTCGTTTGAGGCGCACCCGCAACAATGCCAGTAAGCGGTCCAGAGCGATATAGCCCGTTGATTAACGTAGGTGCGCTAGAAGCCGTAAGTGTCCAAGTTATCGTTCCAGCTGTTGTTGTCTTTTGCAGGTACGCTAGCATTTCAATGTCGTAGACACTGTTGGCTGCCAAGTTGATCGCACTGGTGGCGCCAAAGTAGTCGGCAATGGTGGTAATAGAAGTGCCGTTGGATGTCAGGCGGAACGTCTGCCGCGAAGAAATCTGACCCCGGCCGCTGGTGGTGGTTGGCGTGCTGTAAAAATGCGTGCCGTCGTATTCGATCGCACCGGCGATAGGTGTGGTGAGGTTGGTGCCAGCAGAGAAATCAAGCGGCGCAACTGTTGCCGTACCCGCTGGCGGCTTGATGGTCTTGCTAAACGTGGCGTCGTTAGCGCTGATCGTCAGCGCGTCCGTTGTCTCAGAGTTGTAGACAAAGCGCAGGTTATTAGCTGTTGTAGTGCCTATCGCTAGCGGGCCGGTCGTGCTGGTGAGATAAACAGCGTTGGCCGCAGAAAGGGCTCCACTACCGGTAAACGTCGAGCTGTTGATGCCGAAGTTGCCGTAGTACGTGGAGTCTGTTGAGACGTCATTGCAGACCACAAAGTCGGTCGAAGCACCAGCGTTGTTGCTGGTGTTCTGCAGAATGACTTGGTAGTAAGACGTCTGCGAAGACGTGAAGTTAGCGCCCATGCGAGCGCCGCTGAATCCCAGCGTGCCAACCGAGAGCAGACCGTTGCTGGTGGTGGCTGGGTTGAGGCTGCCGGTCAACGACAAGGCTTGGTTGGCCTGTGAGAATGTGTTGAGACTGGTAAAGGTATTAGCACCCGCCAATGTCACGTCACTAGCAGCGCCCTGCGGGCCAATACCTGGCGCACCTGTCTCCACCCACTGGCTGCTGGTGCCATCGTTGAGATAGACGTACTCAATACCGCTGCTGGTGTCAAACCACGCATCCCCACTGGTGGGTGAGCTGGGGGCTGTGGCGCTGACGGTGTACGCCCCACCCCCAGAGCCACCGATCTGCACCATTGTGCCGGCAGCGTTTTTGACGTAGAGCTTTCCGTTCGTGCTGTCCCACGCGGGTTCGCCCTCAACGAACGAGCCCGCCGTAGGTGCGCCGGAACCTCGGCGCAGACGGATCGTGTTAGCCATTAGAACGTGCCGCCATCTACGGTTGATCCATCAGACAACAGTGTGCCGCTAGTTGGCAACGTCACGCTGGTGCTGGCTGTCACCGTGAACGTGGTGCCAAAGGCGCCGCTAAAGGTCAGCGCACCAGCCGTCAAAATGTTGCCGCCCAGTGTGATGGTGTTGCTGTTGCTGACACCTGTGCCGCCGTTGGCTGCAGCAAGGGTGCCGGCCAATGTCACAGCACCGGTGGTGCCCGTAGATGGTGTCAGGCCAGTGGTGCCGGCCGAGAAGGAACTAACCCCGCTCCCCGCGCTACTGAACTGGTTAAAGGTCAGTGCGGTGCCGCTCGCGCCACCAATCGTGATCGGGTTGTTGGTGGCCAGCACCCAACCACTGTCAGCGTTAGTCGTACCCTCTTCAACAAACGCAAATGCCCCGGCAGTGACCTCGGCATCGGTGTCAAAGTCGGTGGCTCGATCCCAGACACCGTTGGCACCCGTGCCGAGGGTGCTCACAACCCAGATGCCGTTCTGGGCACCGGTGGTCTGGTTTTTGAGCAGGATGCGGTCGTTCGCAGCAAGTGTCACGCCATCAAGCGTGTTGGGTGCTGCAGTGATCTGGCCGCGAGTGCTGGTGCCGCCAGTCGCGGAGTAAGTAACGGTGACGTTGGCCGTGCTCGCCGCACGCACCGACTGCTTCACATCAAGGCCACTGCGGGCCGCATCGACGTACCCCTTGTTGGCCGCGTCGGTGTCCAGCGTCGGGGTCGCCAGGTTGGTGATCTTGAAGCCACCCAGCGAAATATCGGCCGTTGCAGTGCCGACTGACGACAGCGTGGGGTTGGCGTGAACGTGATCAGCGCGGGCGTACCGGGTTGAGGTGCCAACAGCAGCGCTGCCCAGTGCCGCTGGAGTCGCTGACGCCGCTTGACCCAACACAAACGCTGTGGTGGCGATCTGCGTGGTGTTGGTATCTACGGCTGCCGTTGGTGCAGCGGGGGTGCCGGTGAACGTCGGCGACGCCAGCGCAGCCCGGCTGGTGTCGGTCGGGTGGACGTGATCCGCTCGGGCGTACAGGTTGCTGGTGCCCGCGGCTTGTGTGCCGTTGATCGCGATGGTGCCCGCCGTGCTGTTGGCTTGACCGAGCACGAACGCCGTGGTGGCGATTTGCGTGGTGTTGGTGTTAGCCGCAGCTGTCGGCGCAGCCGGCGTGCCAGTAAAGGTGGGGCTGGCTAACGGGGCACCCCAGCCAGGTCCGGCAATCGCTATACAAGCGGTCGCTGACCCGCCAGCGCCACCAGTTCCTTTGCCGTAATAGAGCGTGTCATCCTGCTCGTTGTACGCGAGTTCGGCGTTGGCCAGCGAGCTAGGAGCACCAGCTGCGCCGCCAGCAGCACGGCGCTTGATCCTGAGGGTGTTAGGCACGGCGAACGGCTAAAGGCTTTGCTGCCTCTAGATTTCCTGCCCTCCCTCAGAAATGGCCACCATCGGTGATGGTCACAAGCGTGTTGATGTCATCCCCTAGCCATTTATCTCCACCTGCGTCGAAGTAAAGGATGCTCTTGTCTACTTTCTGTGTTACATCAACATCACTCAGGGCTGCCAGCGTAGACACGCCACTGGTGCCAGGCGCACCCTGAGGACCAGCTGTTGCCACCTCCACCACTGCTGGCTGCGATGGCGCTGTCAGCTCAATGACGTTGACCGCAGTCTCGGCGACCAGCACCTGCTGCGTACCAATGATCTCAACGGTGTTGCTCATGCCGGTGCCGAATAGCCCTCACTAGGCCGAGCAATGCCTTCGAGGTAATACTCACGCAACCCGCTGGGGTTGATCAGCATCACGTCGTAGTAATACTCCGATGCTGTCATCGCCGCAGTCACCGTGTACGGCAGCTTCAGCGATACCTGTCCGTTGGCCGCGCTGGTCACCGTCACCGTGAAGTCGCCTGTCTTGACCGTTCGAGCCTTGTCCCATACCTGCGCAACGATCTGCCAACCAGTCAGGTTGATGGCTGTGCCAGTGCTGTCCTTAAACGTCACTGCCAACGGGTAGTCCGCTTGCCGTTGGGGACGGATGTTAAAGCTAGCCGGTGTAATCGCCATGGTCTAGGTTCCCGCGTCAGCCTGCGATCTTGTCCGGGTTGGTCTGCAGGTCTACACGCATCTGATGCCGTGGTCCAACGCCCTGCGGTACGTTAATGCTCACCGCATTGCTGCCGGGATACGCCCACAGCAGTCTGCCCGCAATCTCCTGTAGGTTAACGCCGGTCTCGGTCCACATCACCAGATATAGAGTCCAGCGGCTAAAGGCGTGTTCCTTACTGTACTGACGTATCGGCACCAGTTCCGGCTCGCGCAGGATCACGCATTCCAGCCCCGTTACCTGCGTGCCAGCTGGCAGGCTGCCGCCCACATCTCGCACCGAGATTGCCGGCGTGGTCGCGCCATTGGCCAGTGTGTAGACGCCGAGAACATCAACAAGCGTGGTCTCCAGCTCGGTGCGCAGGCTGAGGATGTTCATAACCCGAGGTTTCCGCCACGAGCAGCAAACCTGATTCAAGCCACCCGGCCAGCGGTCGTTTGGGGATCTGCACCACATAAGTGGCCAATGGGCGGTCAAGGTCGCGCAAGGTGAAGCACCCTGCAGCGTTGCCGCAGGTGGCCACCAGCCCGCCACGGATGTTGCGGCCCTCCCACACTGGGCACAGCACCCAAACCCGATCGTCATCACTGCGCAGGGCGCGAACGCTGGGAGGTCTGGCGCTGTCGTTGGCACTAGCTAGAACCTCGTTCCAAGCAGCCAGCACAATTGGTGGGGCTTTGCCTTCGTGGCGCAGGGCCAAGGCGGTAGCTGCCACGTCAGGCGGCAACTTGGCGGAGGATTCCTCGCGTTGACGGAACAGCGCAAAGTCGGCTGGCGCGAATGCGTTGCCCTTCTTTGGGTCGCGGTTGATGTTGGCCGTCAATGCCGCAAGGCTGGCCACCGGTAACTCAGCGAGGGCCATTTCCTCGCGCTTCAGCTTCTGCAGTGCCCGCCAGGCATTTAGCACCGTCACCCGCAACTCAGTGGCATAGGTGTTGCGCTGAAACTGGTTGGGGAACCCTCGACTTAGCTCCCAGAAGAGCGCCGACCAGTCCGTGGAGTCTTCTCGTGCTTGGCCGGCTGCGGCTTTTTTAGATCGTCCTCAGACGGTTGGCTGCTGGGCAGATCTTCGGCTGCCTGCTCATCTTGTGCCAGCGTCCAGAAGGCATCAAACAATGGTTTCGCCATTTGCCGCGTTTCCTCCAACCCCCAGTGGGGCAGATTGCAACGGGAGCGCACCAAGGCTGTCACCGTGACCTCCTGCGTGATCTGGCCAGCCTTGGCATAAATCCGGCCCACCTCCGCAATCCGCTCGGCATGACGCAGGCGGATCGCATCAGCATCTACTTCTAGGCTGCGACCTGAAATTGCCGACTCAATAATCTGAAATGCCTCTGTGAGCGAGATGCCTTCCTCTTTGGCGATCGCATCAGCAATCTGCGCACCCTTAACAAAGGCATTCTGCTCGTCAGCTAGTAACTCAGAGATCATTGCAGATTCGCCTACTGTCAGCCCGCCACGTACCTCAACCTCCAGTTCACCTACCTTTGCGTTGCCTAAAAGACGCTTTTGCATCGGCACCGGTGGGGTGATAAATGGAAGCAGTGCCATCTGTTGTTAACCCTTGTTTGCAACTTGTGCGATAAGCTTAGCGTCGTTTGTGCGGCGCAGGAAGCTGTAGCGGTTGGCCTGAACCAACAGCTGCACTCGCTGGAGCAGGGCCTGTTGAGTTTTGCTGGCTGCGTTCATCAGAGGTTTGGCGGTGGGGTGAAGTTCGTCGTCCACCGGCAGCTCTCTTCAAACTTGACGCCGTGGACTAAGACCGCTTGCGGCGGATCGGTGCGTGAAACAGTGTGGCCGAACGACACGTTGATGCTGGTTGAGCCGCTAGCTGTTGCGACTTGAACCGTGGATAGCCCAGTAGCGCTGGTGCCCAGCAGCACCCCGTTGAAGAACGCATAGGCTGAGCCGTCCTTAAAGGTCATAGCAGCGTGATGCCATACCCCAGGGCTCATATCGGGGGCGGCTGTGCTGCCGATTGGAACATTGCTGATCTCATAGGGTGCTGGCACGTTCGGGCGGTTGTATAAGCCGCTTGCCAGTCCGTACAAAAAGCGCTTGGTAGGGTCGCCGCTGGTGGTATCCAATCCAAAAGCCATCACTAATCCAGCAAAGTCAACCAACACCTCCGGCCAAGTTGAAGTCGCTACGAACGTGCTACCAAGCTGAAAGAACAGCTGAAAGGTAAACTGACGCACGCTACGGTTGGCACGGAGGCCGATCCCGCTAAAGCTCAGCGTTGGGAAATTGAGGTCTTGACTTCCAAGCTGCGTATTTCTGGAGCTGATGGCGGGTGCGTTATTTGGGCCTCCAGTAGCGAGATACGTGGGTCTGCCTAACCCTGCGGAATTGCTGGTGCCTGATGTCAGAGGTGATGGGTAGCCCGCTCGTGTTTGCAGTGGGAACACCGCTTGGGCGTAGGGAGCAAACCACAGGTTGGCGTTTGGTGGCTCAGTTGGACGCAGGAACCAATATCCCAGAGGGCGTAACACGCCAGGCTCCTCCTCCAGTGGCTGCCGCCCGAATGGGTCGGCTTGTGCTTTGACAATCTTGTCGCTGGTGTCCACGCCGTTTAGGCGCCTGAGCTGTTCCCGCTGTACCTCCGCCTGCTCTGCGACCTTTCTGCGGTTATCACTTTCCAATTTCTGCAGACGGTTGGCCTCCATCTGGGCTTTAGACTTTTCCAGCAGACTGGTGCTATCTGCGCCGCTGCGACCGTCAACGACGACATTGATCGTCGTTGACATCGTTAGTCGTCCTGACGCAGGCTGATGCGGTACGTCTGGGTCTGCCCAGCACTCAGTGAGATGTTGGGACTTTCACTAATGATGCTATGCGGGTAGGTAGCTCCGTCAATGTAAAGCACCACGGTGTCATAGCTGTAGGGAGCAGAGGCAGTGAACGCAGCGTCAATATCGGGCATCACATAGGCTGCGGCTGTGTTACTCCAGGCGCCGGTGGCAATCACAGCTGAGAAGCGCACGTAGCCACTACCGCTCAGCTCCACCGTCTGCCAGTTGGCCACAGTGCTGCTGGCCGTGTAGCCCGTCACACCGACGTTGCACAACATAACCTTGAGGGTTTCGCCCTCAAGGCACAGCGCCGCCTGTCGCTCCAGCTCCTTTGGGCTGATCGTTGTGGTTTGCGCCATTGCTTAGGCCACCGTGAAGGTGAAGATACCGTTGGCATCCCAGATAATCTGAAAGATGCCGCCGTCCGTTACGGTTTGCGTGCCTCCAAAGTCAATGAACAGCACCGGCGGCGAGTTGGCGTCTGTTGAGTTGTAGAGAATGCCATACGCGGCGCTGAGAGAGCCAGCTGCTGGCACTGTCCAAGACACATCGTTCGCGTCAAACTTAGCGTCGTTAGTCGTGACCGTCGTAATTGCTACACCAGCAAGCGTGGCTCCTCCTGTTGTGTAACCGTTGCCGGCAGCGACTTCCGTCTTGGTGATGCCGGCGAGCGTTGTGGCTGCTGCCGAGAATGTGGCTGTGGTGTAAAGCGCCACTTTGTAGGTGTCCGCGGCAATGTTGGCGCCAGACGCAAACCGCTGCGCGTTGTGATCAAACTGCGAAACGGTGACTGGCATGATTCCAGGCGTGTGTGCCTAGGTTGCCCCTTAGGCTTGGGTTGGGGCCAGTGCCGCCACCGTGATGTTTGCTGCAGGTGGTCGCATGTGCCACAGAGCGCCAGGGACGTTCGGCGCCAAAGCTGTGATCGTGACGGTGGCAGTGGCAGGATTAGCGTAGATACCAACCTCTCGTCCCACCACCGGCACCAACGCCGTGATGGTGCTATCCACGCTTGCTGGACGTACATCCACGCTCGTATCAACGCGTGGTGGCAGAGCAGCAACCGTTGTGTCACCACCAAATGGCACCGCAAAACTACTGACCCTGGTGGTCTGAAGTGCCGTGCGAGTGCCAATCGCCACCGCTGTCAGTAGCTCTAGCGCATACGGCAAAGAGGTCACCTCCATACTGGTGCGGGTTCGACCCTGCGACACCACCGTCTCGTTCCAAGGCGGTACGGGCTCGGTGTAAGTGATCTGTCCGCCAACCACCGCTGGAGCGCTTGGGAGCTGTGTAATCCCAGGTGCGACCGGGAACCACCAGTTGGTGGAGCCGGTGCCACCGCCAATCGCACCCCAGAACATCGCGTCAGTGCTGGCGATCACGCCGTTGGCGTCAAACGTCCAGCTGGTGCCGTTCGTCTTGTAAAGCGCCATCACCCCATTGGCTTGCAAAGCCAAGCTGCTCATGGGTGCAGACGGCATCTTCTCCGGTGCCATCTGCATTTGCATCCCGTGGCGGTTTCCTAGTAGCAATCGGTTCTGAACCCGACCAAAGGCTCGTGCTTTCGCCTCGGCGTCACTCTTCACCGCTGCGTAGGTCACATCTGGGCAGGTGCCGGTACGGACAAAGGTGTCATCCGGCGCATAGGGCATGGAGAAGGTTGTGACATCAGTGGCGTAGGTCGCACCGCTCACATAGGTAGTTTCAGAGACGCTCTGCTGTCCGTAGCCCGATTTACCGCTGCCTGGTGGTGGAGGGGCAGCATCACCCGCTTTCAGTCGAGCTGCCTCCTCAGGGTCTTTTTTCGCCAAAGCGTCCAGCAATTTGTCGCTGGTGCTGGGGCGGCGCTGTAAAAACGCCTCTCTGCCGGTTGCAATCCGAAGTTCCGACGACCCCCAGACGACCCGCAATGCTGCATCGGCATAGTCGGCAATCCACTCGCCGTTTTGCTGTCGCAACGCAATGTCCTGCTGACCACGCTGCGTCTCGCCATAGCTGACGTAATACTGCGTCTCTACCTTTGTGGTTGGAGCCTGATATAGCTGTCCATTGCTCAAGACTTGAC